TGGCCTGGCTGTTATCTGCAACAGAGATATATCGAACGTAAAAACGTCACGGGCAGAAGCGCCGCCCGGGTCATTCGGTGTATTTCAGCACTCTGACGCAATTTATCTCGGTGGCCTGCTTAACGGCACACCATCTGAGTATTGCGGCTGGGTGGATGGTGACTTTCATATCAAGTCGGCTGGCAAGTTCATTGTTAACGCAACATCGGCGTCGATAAATTGCGATATGCAGACACAAAATATAAGCGCGACCGGTGATGTAACTGCAACCGGCGATGTAAACGCCGACAGTATCAGCCTCACAACACACACACATCCTGTAACAAACGCGCCAGGGACAACAGGCACACCTCAATGACCGATACAATACTGCTCGACCGGACAACGTGGGATTTAGTCCTGGACGCATCCGGCAATCTGGCAGTGGCATCGTATCCTTATTCAGTTGTTCAGGATGTGGCCTCTGCAATCCGGGTATTTCTTGGTGAGTGCTATTACGACACTTCAAAGGGCCTGCCATACCGCACCCGCATACTAGGCCGCGCTCAGTCTGTATCTGTGTTCAGAGCGCAGGCAGAGGCTGCAGCAATGACTGTCAACGGGGTTTCATCTGCCAGCTGTATCGTGACCAGCATTAATGCGAAACGCCAGCTCACAGGTTATATTTTTCTCACATTAACAGACGGGACGACACAAAATGTCGGGTTCTAGCACAACAATTTCAACCGCCGTCCCGGGGCCGTCATTTACAAGCGCAGGCTTTGTAGCCCCAGCTGAATCTGACATTCTGGCCGGCGCTCTGTCTGACATGAACGCAGCCCTTGGCGGCAATGCAAATCTTGATCTTTCAACACCACAGGGTCAGCTCGCAATGAGCCTGACGGCGATAGTCGGCAACGCCTATGATCAGATGCTCGCCCTGTTCAATGGTGTTGATCCGGCCCGATCAACCGGGATTATGCAGGATGCTATTGGCGAGCTGTATGGCCTCATCCGCAACGGCGCGACAGCAACCGTTGTGACTGTCACCTGCACCGGAACAGCATCTGCAACTATTCCTGCCGGCACGCTGATACAGGATAAGTCTGGAAATTATTACGCTGCCGAGGGCGCGATAACTCTCGATGCCACCGGAACCGGAACCGGATCATTCTCATGCCAGACGCTCGGCGCCATCGAATGCCCCGCAAATAGTGTGAGCGTTTACCAGTCTGTCTCCGGCCTTGCGTCAGTAAATAACCCGGCAGCAGGCGTAACAGGGTCAAATGAAGAAGATGCAAAAGCGTTCGAGGTGAGGCGCAATGCCACTCTTGAAAAAAATGCAATGGGATTTAATGGAGCAATCCGTGGTGTTTTACTGGCAACTTCTGGTGTTACTGATGCGTATGTGACTGATAATAGCACCAGTGCTGCCGTAACATCGGGCGGGGTAACTCTGGCGGCTAACTCTTTGTATGTATGCGTTAACGGCGGCACTGACGATGATGTCGCTCAGGCAATATTGAGTAAAAAGCCCCCTGGCTGTGCCTATACAGGAACAACGTCAGTAACTGTGCAGGATACAAACGCGGGGTATACAACTGCGCCATCGTACAAAGTGTCATTCACCCGGGCGACAGCAACCCCTGTTTACATTGCAGTTACACTCAAAACTTCAACGTCAGTTCCATCAACGGTAGCATCTGAAATTCAGGCTGCAGTTCTGGCGGCCTTCAATAGCGATTCAATCGACACAACAATCGGTTCGACGCTGTACGCCAGCTCGTTTGTCTGCTCTGTCGCAGCAATCGGAACCTGGGTTAAAATCATCAGCATCACAATAGGAACGTCAGCATCACCTACCGGGACCGATGTGAGTTTCGATATTGATCAGATACCTACACTCGATACGTCTAACGTAACAGTAACGCTGCAATGACATGGAAAGTGTTGAAAAAACGATCCTGTCTCAATACGCGAACTCTCCGTGTATCAGGACAATCATTGAGAGCTATAACCAGTCTCTCGACCCGTCACGCTTTATAACAGATTGGTATAATCTGGTCTGGAACCTCGACACAGCTCAGGGCTACGGCCTTGACGTTTGGGGGCGTATCGTTGGCATCAGCCGCATTATCAAACTCAGCCCGGATCTGTTCCTCGGTTTTGATGAGGCAAATGACGTAACTGAAGAAGCATGGAATCAGGCACCATTTTATGCCGGGGCCTCGGCCACAACAAACTATCGGGCGACTGATAACTTTTACAGAAAGCTCATACGCATAAAAGCTATGGCAAATCTGACAGATTTTTCAATTCTGTCTCTCAATGAAATAATCATGACACTTGCCGACGGTGAGGGTGACGCCTGGGTGCAGGACAATGGCGATATGACCATGACCTACATACTCAGCTTCACCCCGACGACTGAGCAGCTCGGTCTCATTCAGGGCCTTGGCGGTTTGCCGGCGCCTAGTGGCGTATCAGCGAGCTACAAAATTCAGGATTCAACAGCATGAAATCAACAGATGATCGCTCATTGCAGAGCGTAGTGATCGCGTCTGATGCAGCGACCGGAAACGTCACAACAATCCCTGCGACACAGGCAACCAGCGGCAATGGCCGCGCCTCTCTGAAGCTGGGTTTCCCCCCTGAGACATTTATATCGCGTTCTGCAGGCGGCAACCCGCCGTATGGTGCTGATACGAACGGGCTCTTTAAACTCCTGTCTCAGGCGATCCAATCGTTGCAGGCCGGGTACGTTGGCCAGTTTGACTCCACTTTTGCCACAGCAATTGGAGGCTATCCTTCCGGTGCAATAGTATGTGGCTCAACAGCCGGAACATTCTGGGTCAGCACAGCTGACAGTAACCTGACTACTCCGGGAGCTGACGGCGCGTCCTGGCAGAGCTTGTTTAATGGGCTCGCCACTGAGAGCTGGGCTAATGACACGTTCGTTGGAAAAGCAGAAGGCGATCAGGATTACTCACCACTACAAGCGGGCGTGAATAAAACATCTGGTGAAATCTGGCTTTCATATACAAACAGCTCAGGAACTGTGGAGTATGCCTTCGCTCAGGTAGCAGGCGATTATGCACTACAAACTGCCTTAGCAGAGGAAATATCACGCGCAGAGGCAGCTGAAACTGCGCTGTCAGATGATAAGGTTGATCGTGCTGGTGATACTATGACTGGCGCCTTAATTTTGTCAGCCGAAAATTCTATATCCGGCTTGTATTGGGGAGCACAACTTTACTCCACGATTAAAAACCAGTCAGGAGGATCATCTACAGGTGATTATTCGTTTGGTTTATGGGCGCAACAACTGCCTGGAACATATACAGCAGGTATTTTATCTCTAAACGGATACCAGGGCCGTAAAGATTTTCGTTTCAACGAGGACGGAAATATTTTTACACCACTTGGAACCGTTGCTTTAACATCCCAGTTGCCCACATCGGGAACTTTAACGGGAACTGGCTCTGTAATTACGGGATACTGGACGAAAACAGCCGGTATATTACGCCAGACATTTACTATTGAAGTTTCACCTGATAGCGACGGAAACGCTACTGTTACATTTCCTATTTCGTTCTCAGAAGTTCCTACCGTTCAGGCTACCGGTTCTGTTGAGTTGCAGCAAGTTCATACGGGCGGTGTTGCTAACCAGTCTACAAGTACCTCTCTGAAAGTTACAACTACGCAGGCTCCTTTGCATTTCTGGACGGGTGCCAACACATCCTCTGTTACGCCTTCTATCGTGACAATCACAGCTGAAGGGCCGGCATGACGAACCCCATCACATCAGGGCGCTGGTCCCCTTCGGCTGCCCGCACGATAGAGGCTGTCGCACCGGTTAATTTAAGAGCGCGGGGTCTGCTGGCAGAGATTACACCTCTGTCTCTGGCTCCTAAAAACAGCGGCGATGTTCTCGATTTCTCAGTAGATTTTTCAGCATTGTTCGACAGGAACACTGACGCCCTGAGCAAGGTTTGCTCTGTCAGTATCGCGAACAAAACGAACGATCCGTCAGAGCTGACAATACTGTGGAGCAGCATCGTCAACGGCCTGGCATGCGTGTTTCTTGGTGGCGGCATCACTGATACAATCCGCTCTCTCACGGTAACGGCGGCAACACGCAATGGCCTGACGTTATCGACAACCGTTGAACTGGCGATCATTGGCTCAGATAACTGCACGCCCTGCCTGTGCGATTATCCAACGCTGCCAGACGGGACCGACATACCACCGAATGCGATGGTTTTACCTGGCGGTTCTATTCTTACCAAAGATGTATCAAACGTAATAATTGAACAAGCTAGTCGCCTATATACATCTGACCTGTCCCACTACTCACTTTATCCAAATGGGAAAGTGATACTTTCATAAGCAAAATAAGCACATACAGATGTAATTATCATCGATTAATATAAGTATTAATTTTTAACAAATATAAAAGAAGATATATTTTTCTTTAAACTCTCAAAGGGAGACGCTTATCTATGAGCGTAGTTCTGTAATGTCGTGCAGCATGACCTCGGCGTCCGGCACGCCAATCACATCCCTGCCCCTTGCCTCATCTGTCGCACTGACTGACACGCTCCTTGGCGTCGTCACATCAGGTAGCGAGACAACAGCGCAGCAGGTTTCAGTCGGCATTCTCGGCAGTGCTATTGCATCGGGCGCAGCGACAGCAGCCAGCAATAACGCGGCAGCTACCGTTTCGGCGATGCGTGGCGTTGCAGGCGGCGTGGCTGCTCTTGATAGTGCAGACCATCTGGCACTAAGTGATGGTGCAAAACTGGCCTCAGTTCTGACTGTCACGTCAGCAACCCAGTCAACGCCGGCCATACTCTCACCTGATATCCC